ATGTATTGATTAAATAGCATTTGTATTAGTCAAAAGACACCAATATATTAATAGTCTGTTTATTATCCTTCATAGGGTTAATAATTAGTGGCTTTTTATATATTTCTATCTGATTCTTATCCTTTTTCTTATAATTATTATTATATATTTTTTTTATTATTTTAGCATCCTTTTTATTCTTTTTATTCATATCATCATAAACATCGTTCTTTTTCTCTAATAAAAAATCAAAGATTTTCTTTGATATAAACCACTTGAAAAAGTTCAATTGGCCAATAGTTGTAATAATACAAGTATTATTCATAAAAAAAGGTATTCTGTCTCCTCTGCTAAATGGGTCAAAATATGTCTTTTGATAATGTTTTAATTGATTTTTATAATCATAATGAACATTAAAGTTTAATTCTTTTTCTTCTTCATTTAATTTATATGTGCATTTATTAAATTTAGAATATTTTGTTACAAAATGGTCAATTAATCTTATAGATATTTCACAATTACCTGAAATAATATTTATAAATTTATCTGCATTTTTCTCGTCGTCATAAAAATCTTCATTGCCTTTGAGTCTAACTAATTCTTGGGAACTTAATTGGATGATTTTTAAAATTTCTCTATTATCTCTTCTAGATTCAGATAATATTTCAGTGTCGCAAGCGGACATGTATATCTAACAATATTAAAAATTCTTTATAATATTTTCCTCATTTTTTCTAAGTATTTTTCTTCATCGGAAGAATCAGATAAAATTATTTTATCTTCATCACTAGATATAGTTGATTCTTCTACTTTAGTATTTGATTTTTCTAATGAAGAATATATTGGTTCTTGAATAGGTGTAATTTCTGTAACGAATGTTGATTCTTGTACAACAGATTCTTGTGTAATAGTTTTTGTTTCTTCTGATATAGATTCTTGTGTAACAGGCTTTATTTCTTCTATGATAAGTTTTGTTTCTTCTATGATAGTGTTTGTTTCTTGTGTAACAGATTTTATTTCTTCTGTAATATTTTTTGTTTCTTCAGAACTACTACTTGATTTTAATAAATCTTCATCGTCATCGGAACTATTATTACTACTAGAAGTTGATGATATTTTTTCTAATATTTTAACTTGACTTGATGTTAATTCATTATCATTATTACGTTTATTTACTTGTTTCATAAATATACTACTTAATTCACTATCAGGTACATCCATTTCATCTTTATCTGAATCAGAATCTTCTAATAATGTATAATTATATTTGCTTGCTTGTTTGTCTTTGAATGATAAAATAATAGGTCTTAAAAATAAAGAAAAGGTATTAGTTTGATGATTAATAACTAAAGCATATACTTCTAATAACATTTTGCACCAATAATTAACAGGAATATCTTGAACATTAATCCTATTCTTATTTTCTATTTGTAACATTGTTTCAAAATCTACATTCTTTATTACTTTAATCTTAAGCATTCCGTCTGGAAAACTATCAGAGTCTTTAATAATTCTTTTATATTTAATTGAATCTTTTTTTCCTTTAATACCATCAAACCATAAAGTCGAATTATATTTTGCATCATTGATAATTTTATCATCAAGATCTTCAAAAAATTTATTTAATAATTTAGCTTTATCTTTTTCTTGTGTAATTAAAGGAATTTCTAATTCATGATAGTCATTAGATACTTTAGTAGGTTGATTGATATTTAATAAGCTTGGGCATTGAATTACTAATGGTTTTATTTTTTTATTATCTTCATATTTTATAAACACTAATTTTTTTGTTTCGGTAGTTTTTACTTTTGTATAAACAATATTTTCTAGGATTATTTGATGAATTCTATAGGGTTCTTGATAATTCATATAATATAATATAAATTAATCACCTTTAAATCAAAATTTTAAGCATTAGCAGACTTGCTCTTTCCCTTTGCGGCTGCCTTCTTTGGTGCAGGTTTTGGCTTTTCAACAACTTCCTCCTCCTCTTCATCTTCAACTACTGCTACTGCTACTTTCTTGACTTGCTTCTTAGGCTTTTCCTCCTCCTCTTCGTTATCTTCAACAACAACTTTCTTGACTTGTTTTGCTACAGGCTTTGGCTTTTCCTCCTCCTCTTCATCATCATCGTCATCTTCATCGTCATCATCATCGGATTCGTTTTGTTGAACCTTCTTAGTAATCTTAGTTTCAACTTTAGGAACAGGCTTTGCTTCAATTTCATCGTCATCGTCGTCCTCCTCAACTTCAATCTTTGCAAGTGGCTTGGCAGTCTTAGTATTAGTTGACTTCTCCTCGCTATCACTATCCAAGAATTCATCAGAGCCCTTGAGCTCCTTCAAAGAAGCACCAGACTTGAGAGAAGGGTCGACTTCAGCTTTAATTGCTTTCCAAGTAACACCATACTCTGCATTCTTCATAGGTTGATGAGCCCACAACTTAATACAGGCTATAACAAATTTAGCTTTAGATTTATAAGGTAGAGCCTTTTCCTTAACATCAGTCATTGTTTTAATATTATCCAAAGGAATACGCTTCTTCTCACCATCAACCATTGTTGCCTTGAAAAAAGTAGTATCTACATCACCGGTTTCATAATCAACACTAATTTTAACCTTTAGCGAAGGAATAGTAATCTTTGGCTTGCCACTCTTTGTTTTATCTCCGGGTTTAACTTCAGGAACTTTTACACAAGGAGAGTATGTATATTTTTTAGCATTGTCTCCAAAATATTTTTCTCTAAATTCAGGCGTATCCAAATAGCTATCCATACTGTTAAATATTTTCATCAAATCAGCACTCTCCTTAACATCAGGGTCCAAAGGAACTTGACAATATTCACGGTCCTTATCAGTAGCATGAAAAGCATCAAGATTTGGCACTCCATAAAAATCAAGCGCAATATTAGGAAGTTGCATAATTAATTTTCCGCCATTATAATTAGGATAAGCAGTTAGTTGACCATAAGAATTCTTGTTAGTTTCCAGCTTGGAAAAAGACAATAGGTCCAGGTCTAGTTCAGATGGCTTAATTACCATTTCAGTAGTTTTCTTTTGAGATTTTGACATTAATATACTGAAAATGTTTGTCAATGTATAATTAAATCAATTTTTTTTTATGGACCAAATTATATTTAAAGATAATAGAATTTATATATAATATGGAGAAACAAGCATCTTTTGAAGGACTAAACTTAAGTGAAAATTTATTAAAAGGGGTATATTTATATGGTTTTACAAAACCATCATCCATTCAAATGAATGGAATAGAATCTATTAATTCAGGAAAGGATTGTTTATTACAATCTCAATCTGGAACTGGAAAAACAGCTACTTATTTATTAGGTGTTTTGAATAGATTAGAAGAAACAGATAAACAACAATCTTTAATTATTACACCTACTAGAGAATTATGTGACCAAGTATATAATGTAGCTATTGCATTATCAAAATTTACAAAACTTACTGTTGAAAAATGTATAGGAGGAACTAGTATTGGTGATACTAAAGAGAAACTAAAAAGAGCTAATTTAATTATTGGTACTTTGGGTAGAGTTCACCATATGTGTATTGAGAAAACGATTCATTTACATTCTATGAAAATTTTAGTTATGGATGAAGCAGATGAATTATTGTCAGATGGTATAACTGAAAAGTTAAATTATGTATTAGAAAAAATTCCAACTGGAATTCAAACTATTTTAATTTCAGCAACAATGAATATGAATGTTTTTAATTTGAGTAAAAGAATTCTTCACGACCCTACAAAAATTTTATTGAAAAATTATGAAGTAGTAGTTGAATTAATTAGTCAATTTTATTTGGATGTAGAAAAAGAGGATTTGAAATTTGAAACTCTACTTGATTTGTATAATTTATTATCTGCATCACAAGTTATTATTTTTTGTAATACAGTAAAAACTGTTGATTGGTTGAAAGAAAACTTGGAAAAGAATAATTTTACAATTACTTGCATTCATAGTAAAATGTCACAAGAAGAAAGAGATAATACAATGAAAGATTTCAGAGAAGGTAAAACCAGATTACTTCTAACAACCGATATTTTATCAAGAGGTATAGATATTCCTCAAGTAAATTTGGTAGTTAATTATGATTTGCCACAAAACAAAGAAACTTATATTCACCGAATTGGAAGATGTGGAAGATTTGGAAAAAAAGGAGTTTCTATTTCAATGGTAAAGTCAGAAGACCCCTCAGATATGAAAACATTAGAAATGATGAAACAAAAATATAAAATTGCGATTAAGGAAATGCCTTCTGATATAGAAAAGTATTTAAACTAAGTTTACAATTTATATTAATATTATTAATATTAATATGAATATAGCTATATTTAACGGTTTTAAATTTCATTATGAAATGTTTGGATATATCATTGATTATTGTAAAACAAAATCTTATAATTTAGATATTTATACCCCTACATCTTTTGATTTAGGGTGGTTGGATTTTTATAAAAAAATATTTACAATTAATATAATTGATAGCAATAATTTTCCATATGAAAAAAATAATTATAATAAAATTATTTTAGCAACAGATGATGATAAATACTTTTTAAACAAAGGTCATCATCTGGATAAAACAATTTGTATAGATCATTACACTGGATTAAGAAATAAATCTATTAGAATCCATATTGGTACTAGATTTTTTACTACTAGACCAGAATTAGATTGGATTTTACCAGTTTATAGATTAATAAAAGTAGAAGACAAAATTAAAAATTCTACTATTGTTTGTATTGGTCGATTTATTCCATTAAATTTTACTAATTTTAATAACTTTGAAAATAATAATTTTATTTTAATAAATAGAACTATTAATTCAAAAAAATATGAAAAATACAATAATATTACTTGTTATTCGCAAATGAATACAAGTCATATGATTGATATATTAAAAATAGCATCATATGTTTTAGTAACTGATATTAATAAAGATCATATTGATAAAAGTATGAGTGCTTCAATTCCATTAGCACTTAACTGTTTATGTACTTTAATTTTACCAAAGAAAATGAATGATATTTATAAATTTAAATCAGCAATAACTTATGAAGATAAAATAAATTTAATTGAACCAAATCCAGAATTAGTAAATGAAGATTTAGATGATTTATTAAAACATAGAGATTCTATTTTTGATAAATATTTGCTT